CAATATCGTGCCTTTGTATGTCAACCTCTGAACGAATGGGGCTACCCAGCCAAAGACCGTTCTGGCAGACTTGACGTTCTCGAAGAGCCGCATCTTGGCAAGTTGATTGAAAAGATGAACAATGGCTCACCATTAACCGACAGCGATCTTACGTTTGTCGATCCTACAACTCAAAATTCTAGCGAAGGAGAAGCATAATGCTTAATTTCAACAATGTACCCGCAGACGAAAACCCACAGAACCAAGAGTTCAGCCTGATCCCGAACGGCACAGTCGTTCGCGCGGTTGTCCTCGCTCAGATGGGCGACATTGAACTTCCTGAGTTCGGTCAAGGACAGTGGTTCAAGCGTTCCGCAAGCACAGCAGCTAAGTGGATGAACCTTGAATTCACCATCATCGGAGGTGAGTTTGATCGTCGCAAGTTCTGGCACAGCATCTTTGTTGATGGCGATAAGATTGGTCCAAGCGGTATGCCGTTAGCAAAAGAGATTGGCCTACGCGCTTTAAAGTCAATTGTAGAAAGCGCACGCAACATTGATCCTGCCGATATGTCGCCACAGGCCCAGCAAAACCGTAATATCAGCGGAATGATGGACTTGAGCGGCATGGAGATTTGTGCGAAGGTTGGTGTTAAGAAGGGCACGAACGGTTATAAAGACAGTAATCAACTGATGGCCGCTCTTACGCCAAACAACAGCGAATTTCTGCCCCAAGGTAGCATTCCAATGCAGCAAACCTCTGTTGCTCAGAATGTCACTCCACAAGCACCTGCGCAAAATAGCGGCGCAGTTCCTGCTTGGGCGCAAAGTTAAACTAGCGGCAAGGCCATTCCGCGCCTGCTAGAACACGGACGGGGGGCCGTGGCCGTTAATCCCCCCAACTCACTATTCTAGCAAATAGGTATAATTATGTTACTCAGACCCTACCAAGAGGTAGCCGTGTCTGACGCATGTAAAGCGTTAGACAAGCACAAAAACACTCTCGTTGTCGCGCCCACAGGGGCTGGCAAAACAATTATGCTCTCCGCTCTCGTTGGCAAACGCCACAGTAAGGGCCGAAGAATTTTGGTTATCCAACACAGGGACGAACTTGTTTCTCAAAACAAGCAGAAGTTCGAGAAGGTTAACCCGTACATCACCACAAGCATCGTTAACGGTACAGTTAAACATTGGGATGGCGAGGCCATTTTCTCAATGGTTCAAACAATGTCGCGTGACCGAAACCTGCGTGATCGCCCTGTATTTGACATGGTTGTGATTGATGAAGGCCACCATGCGGCTGCGGACACCTACCGCAAAGTCATTGACGCTGTTCGCATGGACAACGAACAAGCTGAGATCGTAGGCTTTACTGCAACGCCCAACCGTGGGGATGGCAAAGGCTTACGCGAAGTATTCAGCAATTGCGCACACCAGATTGAAATGGCGACTTTAATCCGAGAAGGCTTTTTAGTGCGTCCAACGTCCTACGTTGTTGACCTCGGCCTTAACGACCAACTCGATAACGTGACACGCCGTGGTAAAGAATATGACATGGAAGAGGTTGCGGCCATTATGGATCGCCGCGTCATTAACGAACGCATTGTAGACGAATGGAAAGAGAAGGCAGGGGATCGCAAGACCGTTGTGTTCTGCTCTACAGTTCTACACGCGGAACACGTTTGTGAGGCTTTCCTACGCGCTGGTATCAAGTCAGATTTCTTGACTGGAGACACTCACAAAGACAAACGTGCTGAGATGCTGCACGACCTTGAGTTTGGTGACATGCAAGTGATCGTAAACGTCATGGTGCTCACCGAGGGTTTCGACGCACCGCCAGTGTCTTGCGTAGTATTAACACGCCCGTGCTCTCAAAAGGGCACAATGGTTCAGATGATTGGGCGCGGTCTGCGCATCGTCGATCCTGAGATATATCCAGACACCATCAAGACCGATTGCGTTGTTATGGACTTCGGTACGTCAATCATCACGCATGGCGCTTTGGATGAAACGGCGAACCTAGACGGCTCTAAGCGAGAAGGTGAAGAGGGTGAAGGCTCGACTAAAGTATGCCCAGAGTGCGACAGTGAAGTTTCAGCGAACACTCGGATTTGCCCGTTCTGTGATCATGTATTTGAGTCCAAAGAAAAAAGCGAACTGACAGACTTCGTAATGACCGAATACGATCTAATGCAGCTATCTCCATTCATGTGGATTGACCCTTATGGGTATGGCACTGCTATGATGGCTACAGGGTTTAACGGTTTCTCTTTAGTCGGCAAGGTTGGTGACTATTGGATCGCTATCGTAAAGTCTCAGACGGGACGCGCGAGAGTGGTGTCCATTGGAGAGAAGGTTCAAGCTATGGCTGCGGCTGACGACTTCCTGCGTGAAATTGAAGACAGCACGGCTGCAAACAAGTCTAAGCGCTGGCTGAACCAAGCCGCGTCGCCAAAACAAAAAGAATTACTGCGCCGTAATGGAGTTACCGTTAGTGAGATGGATTTCTCTTGGACGAAGTATAAGGCGGCGTGTTGCTTGGGTTATTACTTCAACCGCAAACAAATTGATCAGCTTATAGCAGATCAACGCAAGAAACTAATTGGAGAATAACGTGAACAGAGACGAAATACTGCAAACAGCTGAGAATCATATTACCGTTGATCGAGCTAATACTCACGGAGACGCTGAGGATAGCTTCCAGACTATAGCCGATGCTTGGTCGTGGTGGTTGTCAAATCGCAGCATCCCAGAAAGCCCACTGGAAGCCAGCGATGTAGCAATAATGATGTCGCTGTTTAAGATTGCTCGCATCGCTGGCAACGCACAGCACGAAGACAATTACATTGACTTGGCTGGCTACGCCGCGCTGGCTGGCGAAATATCCACTCAGGATACATGATGCCAAGGTTTGAAATGCAGCTTCTTATAGTAGAAAAAGATGATGGTGAGATTACCAGCGTGGAATCTGAAATCATATGCTGGGTAAATAACAGCAACGATATTAGTGAAATTCAGTCCGTTGCAAACTCAATAATCCACGACACAATACATGATTCCGATCAAACGATCATGTTTGGCAATGCAATTATTAAAGTTAAAGGCGAAGAGGTTATGAGCTTAGGGTTCAGAAACGAAGACATTGATGCCAAAGAAGTTGACAGCCTAATAGATTTAATCACAGCAGAAGGGGAGACAGTGCATTGAGCGATTTACCGACAGCGCCAGAACCAATGAAGGAACTGGCACACATACTTGGAATATTCGGGTGGAGTACAAGTTTCTCTGACCTCACAGAAGCGCAAGTACACACTCTAATTTTTGCGATTCAAGAATCAAAACCTCTAGCAGCGGAGATACACATTGGAAAACTCGAAGACACCTACTTTAAGTCAACGGGCACTTGGCCCTCTACTTCAATCCCGTTCTAAGAAAGACCTTGTTGCTGACCTAATCACAGAGGCAGTGGATAATGCGATTGTAGCAGGGGAAAAAAAGCGCGAACGCCGCAAGTATATCGGCGCATCCAGTATTGGCGATGAGTGCTCTCGAAAAATACAGTATCGCTATCTGAACTACACAATCGACCCAGACAAGGCATTTAGCGCCCGTACATTGCGCATCTTCCAATTCGGGCATGAGATTGAGGACTACGCTTCAAAGTGGCTCAGAGACGCTGGTTTCGACCTTAGAACAGAAGACAAGAACGGGGGGCAGTTTGGTTTCTCTATCGCGGATGGCGAAATCAAAGGTCACATAGATGGCGTTGTTTGCGATGGGCCAGTTGATATGGCCTACCCTGCGCTATGGGAATGTAAGTCTGCCAATGACAGTAAGTTCAAAGCGTTCGTGCGTCATGGCGTCGAGAAGGCCAACAAGACATATGCAACGCAGTTGGCGTTATATCAGACATACATGGACCTGAGCGAAAACCCTGCATTGTTCACAGTTGTAAATAAAAACACCTCAGAAGTGTATTACGAATTAGTGCCTTACAATGCGAAATTGGCTCAAGAGGCAAGTGATCGCGCGGTTAACATCTTGACGGCTGCAAAAGCCAATGACATTTTACCGCGTATTGCTCAAAGCAAAGATTTCTTCTTATGCAAGTTTTGCGAGTTTCGTGAAACATG